CAACTCAAGGAAACAGAGACCATCGCGCTGATTCAACCAACGATTCGCACAATGACCCATTCCCCTCTTGACGCTTTGCGTGAAGAAAATATTCGTCTCAAAGATGAGATCTCTCGTCTTCGCAAACAAAATCTCTTTCTCGATATCATCTCCTCTGATAATTTTGATATTATCGCCAATAATCTACAGAAAAATAATCAACCCACTTCCGTTAATGATTTTCATATCGGTGATAAGGTTCAATTTATATACAAAAAAACTTTGTATGATGGATCTGTTTCCAATCTCCATAATACTACTAAAATTGGTGTTGATGTTGTCTATAAAGGAATCACTTTACATTGGAAATGTCACCCCAAATCACTCAAAATAGTGTGAAAATAAAACACATATTTATATATATAATATCTATATGTTTTTTTATTAACTATATAAATCTATACAATTAACGTATTAATATATTAGTTTTTATAAAAAAAGTACATTTCATAAAAAAATTTAAAATTTATAAAAGGTTTTTAAAAATTTTATAAAAATAACGAAATGTACTTTTTTTTTTATTTAAAAATATATTTTTATCCTAATTATATATGAATTATAGTAATATTACAAGTTTTGATTCTATACCAGAAAATTATGATAGGTACATTGTTATTGGATGTATAATTTTAATTATTTCATTTATGGGATATTTTATTAAAATATGTTTCTTTGAAGATAATAATCAAAATATATAATATAGAATGTATAAAATTATTATAGCAGTTTTCATAACTTATGCTGTATATATTAATGCTTTCTTTCAATTTACAAATCCATTATTAATTGAAACTAATATTAATAAACATCGAAATCTATATAAATATTGTTCTAAATTATCAAAAGAATCATATCATATAAAACCACAAATATCTAATAAAAATTATGATACACAAGTAAATATTTTAAATAATAATAATACCTTATATATTTGTTTTAGAGGTACTTCATCTTTACAAGATTGGAAAATTAATTTAGACAGTAGATTAATTGAATATGAAAAAAACAATAATAAATTTAAAATTCACAATGGTTTTTATACACAATATAATTCTGTTAAAAATAACATTATACCATATATTATGAAAAATAACACTTATAATAATATTGTTATTTGTGGTCATAGTTTAGGTGGTGCACTTGCTACTATTTGTTCTTTTGATTTATGTGATAATATATATAATAAAAATATAACTTGTGTTACATTTGGTTCTCCTAGAGTTGGTGATAAAAAATTTGTAACTTTATATAACAATTATAATATTAGTACTCATAGAATTGTAATTTCTGGTGATCCAGTTCCTAAATGGCCTTTAAATGGTAATTATATACATATATGCAGTTGTATTTATTTTAAAAAAAATAAAATATATATTAAACCAAATAAAGCTTATATTTCAGTAAAAAGATTTTTTATATACATATTAAATTTTGATCATAATTTATATAGTCATAATATGAATAATTATATAAATATTCTAAATAATTAAATACCAGTTAAAAATTTATAATATATAATATCCTTTTTATATTTAATATTAAAATCCTTTTGTAATGTATTTTTATCTATTTGTTCTAAACCTTCTAAATAAATATTATAATGTGTGTCGCCTGTTATTTTTACTGATTTATTAAATTCTATTAAAATTTCAAAATATGTTGGATTTTTTAATATTTTACTTTTAAAATCAATACCAATTTCATCTCCATAATTTATATCATATTTATTAAGTAATATAATATCACCTTCCAATCTACTATATAGAAAATTAAACATACAATAATATACACAATCATATGATATTATATATATATCATCTCTAGTCCATTTTTTATAATTTTTGCAAGTATATAAATCCTTATCAATTGATAAAGGTCTTAGTAATACTTCCAATTTATTTATTTTATTATATATATTATCTATATCTAATGCTAAATTATTTACTCTAATATTAAGAATAATATCAATAATATCATTGTCTAAATTAAGAAAATCTATCATTATATATATATTAATTATGAATAATTTATCAATTTTTTAACAATATTTAATATAATAAAAAAAAGTACATTTCATAAAAAATTTTAAAATTTTAAAAACCCTTTATAAAAAAAATAAAAAATAAAGAAATGTACTTTTTTAATCGTCTATAAATGAATACTTGTTTATTTTTTTTCAAGAATTTGAATTCTTTCTTCTAATTTTTGTATATGTTTCACTAAATATGGTATTAAACCTGTATAATTAACTGATTTATAATCATCAATACCATTTTTAACTAGTTCAGGAAAGATTGTTTCTATTTCTTGTGCTATAAAACCTACATTACTTGTATTAGATTTATTTACATCATTCCATTTAAAACTAACTGGATTCAATTTTAATAATTCATTATCATAATCAATCTTTTTGATATCTTTTTTTAATCTTTCATCAGATTGTGTTGTAGTTGAATATGCAGTTATATCAAATTGTGCGTGTAAACCATTACAATGTATAAATCCTTCACCTGTTGGTTGTGTATCAACATAATTAAATCCAGAAACAGCATTATTCATTATTAATTGTTTATTTGTATCTAATAAACTAATGGCCGCTGTTGTCATTTCTGTGCCATCCGAAAATATTATTTTAGGTATATGTAATTCAGAATGTGAATAATTTGCTGTATCACTGAATTCCATAGCATTATAAGCAGCATTACCAATACCATTTGGATAAACAATAATACTTAATCTCGAATTACCAACACTTATAATTGAACCACCATGAGATGATAAATAATTATCTTTAACACCTATATTGCCAGTGCCAAAATCAGAAGTGTAATAAGATGCGATAATTATTTTAGAATTATTATTTTTAGAATTAATAGTTAAAATCGATTCATTATCTTTAAAACTAGAAAAAGGTAAAAATGTAGATATAGACATTTTAGAAGAATCATACATATATAGTGGAGTTTCAATTACATTCCAAGATGTTGTTGAAGTATTATATAAATTAATATTAAATTTATTATTTATTGAAGGTTCATTAAAATATCCTTGATAATTTGCTTTAGATATATATAAATTCGCTATTTCAGTACCTGTTAATATATCACTTGAAATAGCACTATTCATAACTGTAGAATCATTAAATGTTATAGATGATACATTTAATGTTAAATTATTTGATAATTTATCAGATGTAATTGTATCATTTGTTATATCAGCGCCATCTAAACTAGCACCATCAACTAATTGTAATGAAATTGGTGAACTAATATGACTAGCATTGATAGTTCCTGTTAATGTTACATCTCCAGAAAATGTTGAACCAGGTGTTAATGATGTAGTAGTATTATCAATAGTTATAGCAGGATTATTTATAAAACTTGCATTAATATTACCAAAAATAGACGAAACTCCTGAGAAATGTAATCCAGAAGAAGTATTTATAGTTGTTGTTACACCATCTATATCAATAGTTGCATCATCTATTATATTAATAGGAATATCACCATAAATATATGCCCTACCACCTATTTTTGTAACACCTTGAGAAGTAGTTATATTATTACCATCTGTAATAGTTGCGTTATTAATAACAGATACATCAATAGTACTTGCAATATTAACGTTATTTATTTTTGCACCAGTAGTTGAAGTTATATTAGCTGTATTTGTAATTGTTGCACCATCGCCAATGACAGCAGTATCGATAGTACCAGTAATATCTGGACTTTGTATTTTTTTTGTTGAATCAGAAGTAATAAGCATATTACCACTAATTTGTGTATTAATAGGTATTAAAGTTGGATCAATTGAATTATCGGCAAAATTAATCATTTGTGTTGAAGAAAATTGATGATAACCTAATATCGGATTTGTAGAATCAATTAAACCAGTTTTTAGTTGTGAAGCATTAATAGTAACAGAACTTGGATTAATTAATGATGGATTAATACTTTGGTCTGGTATAGGTGTAGATAATGTAACAGATGATAATGAATTAGCAGTATTTAATTGATCTGGTGTTAAAATTAAATCACCAATTAATGCTGGATCTAATTTTAATGAAGAAGTATCAATTGAAACATTTTCTAATTTATTTATATAATTATTATTAGCATCTTTTTGTTGATCTAAATCATCTGGTTTTAATTCTATATTACTTAAAAACAATGGATTTAATTTAACAGAAGAAGTGTCTATATGTGCTTTTGCTATTTTCCATGTAAAATTATTATCAAATGTATCTAAATCAGTTGGATATAATTCAATATTACTTAATGTTGCAGGATTCAATAAACCTCTTTCAGGTATAAAATAATGTAATATACCACTTACATCAACTTCAATATAATCATTGTGTTTTAAATCAGTAATATTAAAACTATTCCATTCAGATAAAGTAAAAGTGGTTTTATAATTATTAGGACTTAAATCAGATATAAGATTTGCAATGTTAGCATATGATTGATCATTTAATTTTCTACCATAAGAAGGTTCAGTTGTTCCGAAATAAATCCAATTTAAACCAGATGGTATATATGTAGTATTTATATCTACAATTAAAGATCTTTCCTTAAATGCAATATCTTCAGGTCTAACTTGTATATTTGCTAAAACACTAGGATCTAATTTAGATTGATCAAAATTAAGTGTTACATTTTGTAAATATGATGTACCACTTGTATCAATTTGTTCTGCTGATAAATTTAAATTTGCAATAATATTGGGTGCTATTTTTTCACTACCAGTTAAAATAACATTTGTATGTAATAATGATGAAGAATCAACATTACTCGTGGGTACATAAACTGTTGAAATATAATCTTTATTAATTGATCCTAATAATGTAATTGGTGGCAATTCAAAATCGGTATTACCATAATTTTGTATATTAATTACATCTAATTCAATATCAGTTAATATACTTAAAGGTATAGAATTATCAGAAGATGTTATTTTAGTTATACCAGATATATTAGTAGATATATCAATATGTATTATATCAATACTAATATCTGTTAATCTATCAAATGGTATTTTAACTAAATTATCTTGGGAAGATGTAATATATGTTAAACCACCTATTTTTTTATCACCAGTAAAATCTAAAATATCAACACTTAAATTTGCTGAAGTAATTAAACTAATATCAATTAATGAAGAACCATCATGAATAATATTAATAGAATTAGTTAAATTTCCAGAAATACTTGAAAATGCTATAGTTCCATTAGCAATTTTATCACCAGATATTTGTCCATATAATTTATCAGAAGTAATCGTATTATCAGCTATATTATTATTTGCAATACTATTATTTGCAAATTTTTCACCTTTTATTAATAATGGATAATAAATATTATTTGGATCGCTGTATGCATCAGTTGGTAAATTAATTAAACCAACACCATCT